CGCAACCGGGACCACAAGTTCCGCCGGCACGCGCACGCTGCGCACGCCAACGGTGGTGGACAGGTACGCCGGATACGTCACCGGACCGACGTCGTAGAGATCCACGTCCGACAATTCCCGGAGATACGCACCGTTGACAACGGACCACTTCTCACCTTTCACGGAAAAGCTGAAGCTGCATTGCGAGACGTCACCGCGCTCGATGAGCGTGATGAGATCGCGTGCCCAGGATGTGTCCGGTGGCGTGATCACGAACGACAGTCCGCGATCATCCTCAAGGAGCGCTAGCGTGCCATTTGCCGTCCGTCCGAGCACGAGGCTGGCGTCGTGGTTCCACAGTGCCCTGACGTCCTGCGCCTGTGCCAATGCACGGGCGAATGCGCCTTTGCGGATGACTTCCGTGAATGGCGGACCTTCATCGCCGGTGATCGACTGCGAGGGTACGTCGAACAATGCGGCGTAGCCGGACAACGTCGAAACGCCCACGGGTGTGTCGGCAGCGCGCACCGTCACGGTTGCGCCCCGGATCGAAAGAGTCGCCAATGTCACGCGTCAAGCCTCCTTGACAGCCAAGGCCGTCCGGGTCGCGCGTAACATGGCGCGGACGAGGATGCAAGTAGATGACGCGCCCCGGAAGGCGGCGCCAATCACATGCTAGCACATCACGCAGGCACGGCAGGCAACGTTACGCCAGTCGCCCGCGCCAGTGCGTTCCGGGCCGCCTCGGGCAGGGTGGACTGTCCCGCGATCCACGTTGCAAGCGCGGTCCGTTCGGCCAGTTCCAAGGCCTCCTTGGCTTCCTTCTCGGCGCGTTCGGCCTCGTTACGGGACATGTCCAGTTGTCTTTGCCCCAGTTCCTCTGCCGTCAACGGTCGGACAGTCTCCACGCCGGTTTCACAGTTGATCTCGATGGCGATGGGTGTTTCAGTCATTAGGGCATTCCGTAGAGCGAAATCGTAGTGCCTGCGCGAAAGTTGCCCCAACTAGGAAAGATTTTAATAGAGGTTATTGCGGCCGTACTCAACCAAAGGTTTCCAGTTATTCCGCCCTCGATTTGCGCACTTGCCGCCCTGTTATTTCCCGAATACATGACGGTGCAACTTTTGTGTACTGTTGTCAAGGCATAACAAGATATAGTGGTTATATTTGCCGTCGGTGATGTAGGGTAGAAATTATTGGATAACATTGTATAACCAATGAGCAAGGATGTTTGACCTGCGCCATTTCCGGTAACGTAGTTCGCGCCGGTATCGCCGTTGAATTGGCCTTGCGCCCACATTGTCCCGTATGTTGGGTTTGTATCATCTCCCCTATATGACGCAATAATGTACAGACTTTGATATGCTTGCGAAATAGAAGATACTGTATAACTCGCTGTGGTTGTGGTGATGTTTGTTGACGCCAGCAGCACCGGGACATTTGACATCGTATGCACGTGGTCTGCCCGTGCCAGCGTCGTGAGGCTGCCCGTCGCAAGCGCCGTGGTTTGCCCATTGACGACGACGGGTGTGCCGAACGCCTCGCGACTGTGCCGGTGATCGGACAGCGCAACGGTGGTTGCAGTCCCAGTCGCTGCCGTGTCGCCAACCGCGGATGCACCGGCAGTCGCTGATCCAGGCATGGCATGGACGTGATCAGCCAACGCCGGACTGGCACTGGTGCCCGTCGCCTGCGTGCTGGAGACCGTCAATGCCGATGGTGCTGCACCGGCGGGAAACGCGTGCTTGTGATCCTCCCGCGCCACGCCGGTTGACGTGCCAGCCACAGCCGTCCCGCCGATTGTCAAGGCGGTGATAGTGGTGCCGAACGCCTCGCGACTGTGGCGATGGTCTGACCGCGCCACCGTTGTCGCACTGCCTGCTGACGCCGTGTCCGCAACTGCGGATGCGCCAGGCGTGGCGAACGCCTCGCGTCCGTGCGTGTGGTCTGACCGCGCTACCGTGGTCGCCGTGCCAGCGGCTGCGCTGTCACCCACCGCTGACGATCCGGGAGTGGCAAACGCCGGTGCGTTCACCGTGACGGCACCTGTTGCGCCGGAGACCGACACGTTCGTCCCGGCGACGATGGATGTGACGCCGGTGTTGCTGACCGTGAGGCTCGTGGTTTGAGAACCTGACACGCTGATGCCCGTACCACCAGCCACCACGGGCGCGGTGATCGTGACGGCCCCGGTGGATGCGCTGACGCTGATGCCGGACCCGGCCAGCGACCGCACGCCGGTATTGGTGATTGTGAGATCCGAGGTGCCCGTGATCGACAGGCCGGACGAAACGGACACGCTGTTGACGTTGCCGCCACCACCCGAGACGGTGATGTTCACGCGCTCGTTGGCAGCATCGTCGGTGACGGTTGCGCCACTGACGAAGTTCAGAGTCCCACGCGTGCCAACGGCGGTACCGCCTGACAGGATCGTCGTTGCCTGCCCGGCGCCACCGCCAACCGACGATCGCCCAGGGCGGCCCGGCGGCCCGGGATCACCCTTGTCGCCCTTGTCGCCCTTCGGGCCCGGTACCGGCGCAAGCGCCTCGACATCGGTCACGCGAAGGTCAAGCAGGCCAAGCTGCGTATCTTGCGCTTGATCCGTCGCCTCATTCGCACGCAGTCGCGCGTCAATCTCGGCCATTGCATCGGTGGTCAAGCCCAGCAACGCACGCTGTTCTTCCGCAGTGCGTGTCAGCGACGCATCTGCCGCCGACAATGCGCCGACGCTTTCTCGGACGGCATCAATGCTGCGGGCATATGAATCCTCAACCGCGCGGATCGCCGACAACTCGGAGGCCGTTCGGGATTGTGTCTCGGTGATCCGCTTGTGAGCTCGTGCCAGGCGCTTGGACAGTTCACGACCCATCAGGGTCGCAACAATCTCACCCCTCGAGAGTTCCGTCATGGTCTTCTCCCAACGCTTCCCGGATGGCCTGGGCCATCTGCGGTACGCCAAGCTCGTCGTACGCCAATCGCAGGATCGCAATCACGTCGCCGTCAAGGCCAGGCGGGATTGTCTCCCGCGGTTCAGGATGAGGCAGTTGTGACCTCGTTATCCCGGATTGATTGTCAAGTTCCGCAACGCGGTTCTGCGCCCACCGCTCAGCGCGTTCGGATTGCGCGCGGTTGCCACCACCCCACAGCGCGTGCGCCACAACGCCGGGTGACGGGTAGTCGGGACTGTCCGGCGATGCGGATGGCGCGTCGAGGTCTCCCATGTGACGCGCAAACCACGCTGACATCCGGCGCGCCTTGTCCTCGCTGACCGTTCCCGCCATCATGGCACGCGCCTCACGGACGGTCTGCTCCGTGACGCCATCGCCTGACAACCCCTCCTCGTGCCATGCCAGCCCGCGCCTGGCGTTGCCACGCATCCAGTCCGGCACGCTGATTGCGCCACGCACCTCGATCACCTGCGAGCGGGTTGCTACCGGCATATCCACCGGTTGCAGTTGTGCTTGATCAACCATGTTCATTGGTGATAGATAAAGATCGCCACCTGTGATCGGGTTGAGATTTTCACGCTCCCGCACATCGTTGGCCGAGTACCAGCCCCACTGCCGCCCGATTGCGTACGCGGCGTACCGGCTTGCCACATCGCCACGAAGCAAGGCGTCTAGCGAATGTTCAGCGTAAAACGTGCCGACCTCGCTCGGAAAGAAAAGCGCATTGTTGATGGACTGCTCAAGTCGCACCGCCCAAGGCCGAATGGTGTTGGTCACAAACTCGATGGACTGGTGCTCAATATTCGAAAACGTCGCGCGGCTCAGATCGCCCACCATGTGCAGCGGCACCCTGAAGATCCGGGCAATCTCCTCAAGGGAAAATCGCCTCTGTTCAATGAACTGCGCATCGTTCAGAGGCATGGACATCGGCACCCAATCCATGCCTTCCTCAAGGACAGCAACCCGATGCGCATTGCCCAATCCTCGGTGCACGCTCTCCCAAGAAGCCTTCAGGCGAGTTGCTGCATCAGCGGAAAGCCTTCCTTGCGTCTTGAGGATTCCGCCCGGTCTGGCGTTGTTCCCAAAAAACCGGCCGGCAAACTCGCGCTCGGCCTGTTCCACCTCCACGGCTTGACGATGCACCGTGATCGGCGACAAGCCAACCAACCCATCGGAGGACAATCCGCGGACGTGCAGGATCTGGTCCGCCGGATAATTGAGGGTCTTTGAGCCGGACTGGTACTGGTAAATCAACCCTGGGATTGGCTCGCTGTCCGTTGTCACGTCAGTACGCACCGTCACACGGTCAGCACGCAACGGAAAGAGGTACCGCACCCTGCCTGACGGCCACCGCTCGATCAGCGAGTACGAGTTGCCGTAGAGCAACAGGCTTGCCAGCATCTGCTCGCGGAACTCAACGGCCGTCTGGCGGATATTCGGCGCATCATGCAGGATCGAATACAGCGGGTGGCCACGCCGAAGTTCGCGTCCGCGGTCCATGCGCTCGTAGACGCTGAGCGGCAAGGTTGCCAGCGACTCGCTGATCACACGCACGCACGCCCACACCGCGGTTGATCCGATCGCCGTGTCTGGCGTGACTGCCCGGCCGGTGATTGCCTCGGTTCCGAAGCCGCCAAGCTGCCACGGCCACGTCTGTCGACGTTCGTTCCCGCCGGTCAACCAGCGCAAGATCGTGCTCATTGTGTCGTCCTCGCTCCAGTGCCGATCACCCATCCGGCAATCAGGACCGCGCCCATCCAGATCACGCTTGCCGACGGCGACAATTGCCACAATCCGGCCGCCACCAGGCACACGCCAACCACGCCGACAATGTCCACCGGATCAAGCCTCACAACACCAAGACTCCGCGGCCTTCGTACACCGACGTTGAACCGCCTTCCCGCTGCGCCCGATCAAGGCCCATGATCAAGGCGACCATGCCGTCAATCCTGGCACGCGCCTTGTGCTTGGCCGGACGCACGTTTCCGGCTGCATCCTGGATCACCACAAGATTGTCTGCCTGCCAACGCAAGATCGGATTCCCCGCGTGACGGAGTTTCTTGCCAACCGTCACGTTGAGCAGTTCTTTCGTCGGTGCGGCCATTGCCGCCATACCCTGCCCAACCGGAGCCATGTCCACGCCATCAGCGCCCAGTTCCTGGACCAGCTGGGTAGCGGCCCACTTGTCGTAGCTGATCCCGGCGATGTCGTACCGCTCACGCAACGTAGCAATCTCCCGCCTCACGTAGGCATAGTCGATAACGTTGCCTTTGCTCAAGTGAAGCAAACCCTGCCGTACCCAGACTTCGTACGGCACGCGATCGCGTTCAGCGCGCCGACGCAAATCGTCTTCCGGCAACCAGAACCGGGCCAGCACGTCATACGTCCCATCGCGCGGAAAGACCAGCACCAAAGCGGTCATGTCCTGCGTGGAAGACAAGTCCAGTCCGGCGTAGCACGTCATTCCCTCGCACGCATCCTCAAGCTCGCGCACCGTCATTTCGCCAGAGCAGGCGTCCCATTCGGAGATTGGGAGGAACCGGGTCTCCTGATTGACCCACTGGCACAGGTGTAGGCGCCTGAACGCACTCTCGTAGGCCGGGACCGCTTTCGCCCTGGCGCATTCACCGGCAAGGTACTCCTCGGTGACGGTGTGCCCGAGTGACGGGTTCGCCTTGCGCCAGACCGCGGGGTCATCCCACGCGTCACCGGCAGCGGCGCCGTACAGGACCGGCAAAAACGACGGATCATCCACGACGCC